GTCTTCCGGATGCCGGCGGGATGACCCGCCGGCGAAAGCTTCGGAGGCGAGAGGACATACCTCGCCAGCACCACCATTATAGCCCGGCGGCCTCCAGGGCCGCCGGACTGCCCATTTCCTAGGCGGAGGTTGAAGCCGACTGACCGGGCAGCTCGCGCTGCCCACCGTGGCTGCGGATGAAGTTGTTCATCGCCGCCCTGGCGTCGGTAGGTGCTCCACCGCCGCCCTTGCTTCCGCCGCCCGTGCCCCCACCGCTGCGGGTTCCAGACCCGCGCGATCCTTGGTCGAGGCCGCCGGTGGCGGATGTGAATTTCTTCGCGAGCGCTTTGGCATCCGCCTCGAGCTCGGCCTCCGTCTCTCCGACCAGACGGTCCGCAAGCTCATCGTCGAGACCCGCCTTGCGGGCGATCGTCAGCTTGAGGAGCCGCTGCTCGGCGGTCAGCGCCCGGCTCTCGAGCGTCTTGGCCTCTCCCGTCAGCCGCTCGACGTCCGTCTTCGCTGCGTCCCTCAGGCGCTGCACCTCGCCCTCAGCCTCACGCAGCTTCGTGCGGTACCCCGCCGCCTCGGTGCGGATCTTGTCCACGACCTCTTTCGGGAAGCCGGGGTCACCTTTTTTCGCCTGCTGCTCCGCGAATGCAAGCTTCTGGTCCGCGAACTCGCTTCGCTCTCGGGCGAGGGCTGCCTGGTCGGCGGTGGCGCTCTGCCGCGCCTCATCCGCCGCCTGTCGGGCCGCCTCGGCCTCGGCGCGTGCTTTCGCCACCGCGTCGTCTCCGCCGCCGCTACCGCCCTCCGCGGCCTCGCGAGCAGCTACCTGCTCCGGCGTCTCCTGTGACCCACCACCTGCGGCCTCTGCGGCCTCTCGGGCTGCGATCTGCTCTGGTGTCTCGTCTGGCATGTCGACCTCCTGGGTCTACCGAGCGTCTAGCCCGGCTGTCGTTGAGACCGGCGATCTGCCGGCCCGTCTTATGGCTCGCCCGCTGACTCCTTGATCATCGCGGCGAGGATCGGAGCCGCCCCTTCTTCGGGCGGTTCCTGTGCACGTAGCTGTAGCCAGCGGCGGACCTCCTGTGGGCTGGCACCTCCGCGTTCCCACAGTGCCTGCTTCGGCACTCCGAGTCCGGCCCACTTCGCAAGCGAGTCGGCCATCGAGGCGTCGGACATGATCTCGGGGTTGCCCCAGATCGTCTCGGCATCGTAGCATTCGGCCTTTTCCTGCTCGTCTTCGAGCAGGAACGCGAGCCGCATGACCTCCTCCCAGCCCTCGCCGGTGAAGCGCTCGCGGCGCTTGACCTTCTGGACGAGGCCGGACTCGGCAGCCTTCAGCGCTTCACCGGAGACGTTCACGACCTGCCCGACGAGGTACTGTGGTGGCGTGCGGGAGATGGCAGCCATCGAGTCGCGGAGGTGTTCGATGGCTTTGACGTAGTTGCTGAGGTCTGTGGCGCCGAACTCGTGGACCTTGACGTCCTCATCCTTGACGATCAGCAGGCGGTTGATGCTCGCTTTGAGGTCGAAGTCCGGGATGATGTTCCCGTGCTCATCCTCGGGGATCTCCATCCCGGTCAGGATCCTCTGGCGGAACGCGCTGAACTCGGAAGCGACGAGCATGTCGTTCGTCAGCTTGTTCACCGCATCCTGCAGCGGGATGAGGTCGATCAGCTCGCTGCGGCCGGACCCGTTCAGCTTCTGACGGTTCGTCAGCGGCACGACCGGCACGACGCCTTTGAAGGGGTTGGGACTTTCGAACGTCACGCCCGACCGCGGGACCCATGACTGGGCACCGACGGGCCGCACTTCTCGGGACTCGTTCGTCCCCTGGTAGCGGTACACGGTGTCCGGCGTGTACAGCGTCGCGTAGGCGACGCCCGTTTCCTCATCCCACCACCGCTTCACGGCAGCCGTGATGTCTTTCGGATCACCGGGCGCATGCTGCGTGATCACTTCGAGCGGATGCTCGACGGTGATCAGCGGCGTGTCATCGCCTTCCTTCGTGCTTTCGCGCGGCCCGACGATGACGTACGCGTGACCCGTGACGAGCATCGTCTCGTGGGCGATGTCCGAGTACAGGTCGAGGTTGTTGCGCTGCCAGATCTTCCACGACTGTTCGTCGGAGGTCTGTTCCGGGAGGATGGTGCCGATCTGCGGTGTGGGGCCGGACGGCACTTCGACCTTCACCGGTTCCGGCGCCTTCGGTGGGATCGGGTTCCCTTCCTCGTCCTTCTCTTCGGACCCTTCGTACTTGGCGGCAGCTTCCGCGTTCATGCTCGCAGCGCGTTCGGTCGCCTGTGCTACGGCGAGCTCGTGTTCCCTGTCGGCCTGCGCCTGCGCGGCTTCTTCCTGTTCCCGCTGGAGGTCTTCGAGTTCCTGTTCCTTCTTGGGCGTCGGGAAGCGAAAGCCTTCGACGCGCATGCGCTCGACCGTGGCATCGATGACGACGCCACACCAGTTGTCCGCGAACTCCCTGAAGAGCGCTCCGAAGGCTTCGCGGTACTTGCGCGTCGCGAAGCGGAGGTTGTGTTTGCCTTCGTAGTACCGCTCGTACTTTTCGATCTTCGGAGCGCGGTCGTCCAGGCGCTTGGTGAGGGTAGCGACGAGCGCGAGTGCTTCATCCGCTGTGAATTCAGCCACTCGGTCCTCCTGGGTGATACAAGATTTACGTTCGTCGGCCCTCGGCGTAGGCGCGACGTAGTCCGGCGCTTATGGCCTGACGTGTTTCTGCTGAATGTGGACCCAGCTTTTTACCTATTCGGGCAGCCGACATCTCTGCGCAGCGTTCCGGTGAGAGCTTTATACCCTTCCTTACGCCCATATGCGTTCGGGCGGCAGGATCTTTGAAACGTCGTTTCAGCGATTCGGATATTCGCTGCTTGTGGATCTCGCTCTTTGCAGCTCGAGTGCCATCCCCACCGTCCGTCAGATTCGTGAGGCGGTACCCGACGGATCGGAGTCCGGCGATCCAGTCACGCTCCGCCTGGTCGAGGTCCTCGGTCTCTTCGAGGACGATCACCTTCGGAGGTCCGTCGAGGCTGCGGATCCAGTTGTGGACGTATCGCGTACCGGTGCGAGCTTCGTACAGATGTCGCGTGAGTCGCCACTCTGGCGATTTGACGGTCTTCCCTACGTACCGGATCTCGTCCGTGGACGGGTCACACAGCGCGTAGATGACACCCATGCTACATTGTAGCTTCAGTACGTCTTGACCGTGCTTCGTCCGGCTTTGGTGCCGGACCGGCGGAGGGCGCCCTTGGCGATGGCATCCGACCGCGCCTCCCACGAGAGCATCCCGGCCATCGCGAGGTCGATCTTTTTTGGCGACCCGCGGTGCTCCTTCTCCATGAGGTACAACGTTTCCCGACCCTCCTCATCCTTCAACGTCAGCATGCGCTTCCTGGCGTTGCTGAGGTGTTCGATGAAGGTCACGTCACCGTCGTGCGACACCTCCCCGGTCCGCCACGCACGGACGTACTGGCGGATCGCGTAGGCGGTGGGGCCGGGGTGCCGCGTCTCCCACTTCATCACGCGCTTGGGCCAGCGCCCGGCCCACTTGTCACAGTACGTTTCCCAGAACGGCGGGTCGCAGTAGGCCCGCACGACCTTGAAGTCCTTCATCGCTTCGCAGAAGATCTCGTCGACCTGCTCGGCCGGGACTTCCCACTCGACGTCGGGGTCGGGAGGATGCACCCACTTCCCGAGCACGAACTGGTAGCCGGTCTCGAGCTCGGTGCCGATGATGCCGGTCGCATCGCTCGTGAGCGATCCGTCGAAGCCCATCGTGATCTCCGTGCGGCGGCGCGGGAGCGGGTTCTTCATCCGTTCCGTCGCGATCACAGTCCACGTGGCGGCGATGCGCTCGGCATCGCGTGCGGCCTGGGTGGCCTCGGCGCGTTCGCGGGGGTCGGCGCTCGGGTCTCGGCTCGTCGAGAGCGCCGTCTCGTGTGCCTCCCGTGCCTCTTTCGCGTGCCGTCCCGCTACCTGCAGGACGCCCTGTTCCCGCACCTTGGGTATGTCGAACACCTGGGCGTGGGACATCACCTTGCGGTTGAGCCACACCCGCTCGAAGTAGTTGAGGTCCGTCCCCGGGTCCTCCCACGTGGAGAGGATGCGTTCGAGCTGGATGTCGAACGTGTCCCAGTTGCGTGCCGGACCGGATGCGTCCTTGAAGGCCTCTTCGACCCCCTCGCGGGTCGTCAGGTCGACGGGGTCGCCCGCCCACCTGTGGAAGAAGAACAGCGTCGGATCGGTGATGTCACCCTTCTCGACGAGTTCCGCGTACTCCTGGGTCTTCTCGGCGACGCTACCTTCCCCGGGTACGAAGGCCGTGGTGGCCTCGCCGGTCCACGGTTCGGACCCTGCGCGCTTCCCCGCGACGTTCGCGAGCATGACCTTGTGTGTCTCGAGGTGTTTCCTCGTGTTGAAGCGGTGGGTTTCGTCGAAGAACTGGGCCGTCGTGCGGGCACCGTCCCTCGGGTTAGGGGCGGCCGCGAGCCCTACGCAGCGACCTTTCCCGTCCATCCGGATGATGCGCTGCAGGCCGATGTCGAAGTCGCAGTTGATCGCCGGTGACTCGCTGACGATCGAGTAGATGGCACCGAAGAGGAGCTCGTCCACCTGCTCCTCCGTGTACGCGATCACGGGGATGTACGGGTCATCCACGGGCTTCCCGACTGGCTCGCCGGGTTTGTAGATGTGACCCCACGACGTTTCCTCGAAGTCGGTCGCCCAGTGGTCGAACCGCACCGGCGCATCAGGGTGGAGCTCCGCGATGGCGAACCACGCGAGCTTCTCCGTCTTGGCCGTACCCTTGCGCTGCGATAGCGCGACACGGTGGAAGCGCCTCCGGCCCGCCCTCGCCGTCATCTGCGGGTGCACCTCGTAGGAGCGGCAGACGATCGCGGACGTCTCGGGGTCGATCGGACGATCCTTCAGCGGCTCGCCGCGGATGTCGCCCGGACCGTACACCAGGTGCTCGTTCATCCACGAGATGACCGCGGTGCCCAGCGTCGGCCACGGCTCGTTGTCCCGACCGGGTACGACCAGGACGCTCATTTCACTAGTGTTACTGATGCCGCATCAAAGATTACATATTCGCTCTTTGATGTACTAGCATTCTGGACCAGCCCGTTATACCCAGCTGATCTTGCAGCTTCAGTAACCGCGGCTCGCCAGTCGTCGACCGATTTTGACCCATTAGGGCCGAAAATCTCCTGGGCTGTTTCACCCATAGTAGCCAAGGTCTTGTTCTCGGGCATCAAGGCAGCCCCAGTTACTGCCACTTGCAATGGAGGATTGTCTTGCGCATATCCAGTGTATGGCATTGCCATCTCTTCAGATGCGGTAACGTATATCCCGTCCCCCTGTGCACCTGCGTTCGTCCCCACTGTTGATGGATCGAAACCTTCATTCCGTATTGACGCAGCGTTTTCACTACTTGTTCCGTGGAACAAAGTCATATCGTCCAATGAAACGGCATCCGCGGGTGCTCCTCCTCCTCCTCCTCCTCCTCCTCCTGATTCGCTACCTTCCATCTTTCCAGTTTCAGGATTTTGGATGTACCTGTCACCCATCAGGTAACCACTGGACCAGTATAGGTCCGCTTTACAGCGGGCGCCGGTTCCCACGTAAACTTCTGTAGCCCCATAAGAACTGCAAGCGGGTACCTCTGTTTACGAAGCCATTTCTCGAAGTCCATTAGCTTTCCTTCATGACTCGAAGAGGATGCTGCGGTCGGCGGACACCGGCGGGACCGGTGCACCCGTGTGCGTCGCACGCTGTCGGGCGGACTCGGCTTCCGAGATCATCCACCGCAGCTTCGTGCGGGACTCCGGGTCGAGGCCGAACTTTTTTTCGAGCTGGCGCAGCTCGGAGGACAGGGCACGCCGCTCCTCGGAGGTCTCGGCGCGGAGGTAGTCGTCCATCGTCATCGCGAGGCGCAGCAGCCCCGGCATGTCAGCCGGTACGTACATCTGCGCCATCGGCGACGTCCACAGGGTCGCCCAGAAGTCGTGGGTCGTGTCCTGCCAGCGCCTCACTGCTGGGAGCGGAGGGACCTCGCGGTCCGGGTCGGCGACTAGCACGACCTCCTGGCTCTCGGAGTTCGTCCGGGCACGCAGTGCCGCGGGCTTAGGGGCTGGACCTGGCACGATGCGGCCTCCTGGACCTCCGGCGCCTGGCCGGATCGCTACTTCGTTGCTTTCCTTCCGATCGCTGCGTAGCGGGCGCGTGCGCTCGCCTCGGCATCCGACCTGGTCTTCGACCTTCCGACGATCCTGTGCGTGTCGGCGTTCTTCACCGCGTACGGCTTGCTACCCCCGACCGCCACGACGACGTACCGGTCGCTCACGGACCCAGCCGGCCGGCCGCGCTCGCGATGGCCTTGCCGTCCATGTAGCAGGTGATCGTGTTCAGTTCACCCGGCCGCCACGGTGGCGAGACGGGTTCTCCCCACTGCGGAGGAGCCAGCGGTGGCTGCGGGTACACGATCGGGGGTGGACTCGGCTGGCCGCAGTCACGTCCGCATCCGGGGCAGATGTTGCTCACTTGGTTTCCTTCTTCGCTCGTTCGGCGATGGCCTTGACTTCCTTCAGCTGGTGCTCGCATCCGGCGAGGCTCTTCTCGAACGGACCGGCGCGCCGGTGATCGTCACGGATGACCACGCCGAGGATCAGCCCGGTGAGTTCACAGCGCTGGGTGACCGTGATCACCCGCGCTTTCGCGCTTTCGTAGGTGGTGACCGAGTTCGCCACCGCAAGCCGTTTCGACGTGGTGGCCGCTTCTTCGACACGCAGGATCGCGAAGCCCGTGACGAGGGCGAGGATGATGACGAAGGCGGTGATGAAGACGCGGAACCGTGCATCGGTCATAGGTGACTCGCGATCGTGAAGATGAGGAAGCCGAGCACGCAGACGGCCGTGTGGGCCACCATGTTCGGCCAGCGGCGGAGGAAGCGCATCAGCCTTTGCGCTCCGGAGGGTCCTTTGCTTTCGTTCCCGAGTCCCCGAGCAGCGTGAGTAGCAGCTTGATCCACGGGTTCCCACCTGGTGACTCGTCCACGTGCAGGGCGGGTGCGCATCCCAGCAGGAAGATCCCCAGGAACACCAGCACTGGCTGCGCTGACGAGGAGATGAACGGCAGCTGGGTCACGAGGACCCCGGTCCCCGACGTGATGAAGAACGCGTCCCGAAGGTAGTGGCCCAGCCTCATGTGTTAGTCCTCCCATGCGAGGGCCTCCCGCTTGAGCGTTGACGTCATTCGGTCCTCCTGGTGCGGCGTTCCGTGCGAGGGACGGGTCCTATGCTACACGCGCTCGCATACGCGGGCGCGGCAAACACCCAAACTTGTATGAATTTTTTCTTGCCTGCTTACGCGCTCGCGATAGACACGATATGGGGGTACTAGCCTCCACGCTTGAGATGAAGCAGTGCCTGCCCACTTACGGTCGGGATCGATCCCATCAGCGTGACGGTCTCACTGTCCTGTCCTGCGGCTGCTACGATCCGGGTTGTGCGCATCGACAACCCTACCCCTGATGAGCCTGTCCCTCGCTGCCCTGCTGTGGAAGCCACCCGGCTGCATCTTCGCCGTCTCCCTGCTGTGGTGTCCGTGGGCGTACGAGCGCAGCTGTTCGTCGGACTCCCGCTGCCCCGTCACAGCACCATCCACGTGGTGCACGTCCGTGGCCGCCGGTCGCGCCGCTTCCGGCAACCTCAGACACGCTTCACATTCACACAGCTTGTGTGTATGAAGGTATTCCCTACGACGTCGTCGCCAGCGTGCGTCGTACGTGTTGCTGCTGCGACGCTTGCGGCGTTCGGTTGCCCTGCACGAGTCGCACTTCCCCGACTTGACGATCTCGCCGCATCCGGGTGTCGCGCAGACGGTGGGCGCTCTAGCCACAGGTGCAGGTCGGCGAGCACCTGCCGCTAGCATCGCGGCACCTGCATGATGGCCCGCACGTGCAGTGTAGCGATTTCGCACGGTTCGTCGCCTCGTTCTGCGGGTTCTTCCACCCGCCCGCGACTTCCGTCAGCTTACTTTTCGTTCCGAACACGTCATCCTCCAGCCAGCACGAAGTCCTGCGCGGTCGCGGATCCGATGAACCCCTGCCTGTAGGCGACGTTGCCCGATCCGAAGAACGGTTCTTCCGGACGCGTGCTCTCGCTCTGCACGATCGTCACGGGCGCGAACGGACCTCGCTGCTCGTTCCCGCTTCCGAGCAGCTCGCTCACTGGACCTTCATCCCCGGGTACTTGCGCTTCACGGCGAGTTTGACTTTCCGCTGTTCCGCGGAAGAGCCGTTCGCATCGACCCGCGCGAGCGCGCTCCGCGCACGTGCGGCCGTGTCGATCGGGTAAGCGGGTTTCCCGGTCTTGCTTTCACCCGCGGGTACCGCGAAGTTCGAGAGTGCGAGGCTACCTCGCCGTGCAGCTGTCAGCGGTGCCATCTGGGACCTCCGGAAGTAGCGGTGCTATCGCAGCGGCGATCGCATCCACGCCGTGCTCGAGGAAGTTCCTGTGCTCGGCGGTCAGCACGTGCGCTGCCTGGGAACCCACGAGCTGGAGCGAGCGGTCGACGCACGCCTGCATCTCGTGGAGGTGCGGGTGAAGCAGCTCGTGTACAAGCGTGTGCCGCTTCTCGTCCGGCGCTTCATCGTCGAAGTCCACACCGAGGTGGAGCGTCGCCCGCCGCTGACCTGGCCAGCAGTAGATGGACGCCAGGTTGCCGTCGTCGGCGGGCTCATCCGACAGGTCGATCCGCCAGTCCTTCAGACCCAGCGCATCCTTCAGGACGCCGACGTAGGTCACAAGACTGGCAGATGGCACCATTATAGCTTCTTCGTCCCGTCGTTACCCGCGCGACCCGCGTTCCTCCGTGCCCTGCGGACCGCCTCCGGTGACCCGAAGCGTGGCTCGAGCGCCGACGCATCCTCCGCGGTGTAACCCTCGTAGTCCTCCACGAGCGAGCGGTCGATGTCGGTGCTGTCGAGCACGGGTCCCGGCTCGGCATCGGCGAGCGCCTCGAGCCTCTCGACCGTGGCCTCGAGCAGGCGTAGCAGCCGCTGGAGCTCGCGGGGATGCTCACCCGAGAACGACACCTCCGCTGCGGGTGGGATCTGCGAGTCCGGCTTCGTGCCACCTCCGCCACCGCTGATCGCCGCTGCTGGTGCGGTCGCCGACAGCGCGAGCATCACCTCCAGGCGGTGCACACGCTTCGCAAGCGTTTCGCTCCTTCGCCTTTCGCGCGCCTGCTGCCGCCTCACCGCACGACCCGCCTCCCACACCTCACGCCGGCGTGCGGACTCCGCCTCGAGCCACGCACCGTCCGGACCCTCATCCTCCATGCGCCTACCCATGCGAGCGGATGAAGTCGTCTGTGAGGATCGCGATCTCGCGCCGAAGCGCTGTGGGCTGCTGCTTCGTTTCGGCCATGGACCTACTCTATCTGCATCCCGGAACCTGCGCTGGTGTCTCTAGCCATCCGTGCGCGAAGCGGCACGGTGATAGACACGCCCACGCGAACGTTGACACTTTCAAACATCTATAGTGAAAGTATCCGTGAAAGTCCCGGCGCAGCCTGCTTCAAACCCATTTCGCATCCGCCGCCGTGAAAGTGTCGCGTGAAAGCGTGGTGAAAGATACAGTTTTCGCTGCCTGATAGTGCGCTCTATCAAGCGGGTAAGTTACAGTTTTCGCACGTGGCAGCGTGATTCTTCATTGGCGAGCAGGGCAGCCACTTCCTCCACCGCCACCATCGGCATCGGGTCACGCTCGAAGACGAAGATCGCCAACTCGCGTGCGCGGCACAACACCACGCACTCGGGTCGGTGACACTGACCGCAGACGCTCAGCTCGATTCGAGGCGAGATACACGTTCGCACTGGCCGCGTGCGAGGTCGCGGTCGACGATCGCTGCGATGAGCGTGTGTTCGCGCTCGTCAACGAGCAGCTGCGGATGCAGCTCCTTCGCCATCCACCGTCCGCTCGTGATGCGGTACGCGTACACGGCGGGGCGGTACGGTGACCCGAGCTCCTCGGCGATGCAGGAGGGTAGGTCCGAGTGCTGGTGCGTGACGGTGATTCCGAACACGGCCATCTCGTCACGCAGTGACTTCAGCCACGATTCGCGCTTCATCGCATCGCCTCCTGGCCCTTGCGTGTCAGCACCGCGATGCGCATCGACGACCAGATCACGGACTGCCACTTCAGGTAGCCATCCTCCATTAGCCTCTCGGAGTGGTGCACGGTTACGTACGACGGTACCTGCGCATCCGGGCACCTCTCGAGCAGGTCAGCGAGCGCCCGTAGGCCGGCCACCGTGTCGGCACGC